CAATCGTTGCCGTTCTGTAGCTATCTCTTGCGTTTTACGGGTGTAATCCGCTTGCCGTTGATAGCCGTTTCTGAGTTCATCGAGACTGACCTGTTCCTCACCGCCATCAATTTTGATGGTGTATGACTCGTCAGGTTCCCCAACTACTTCATCTGGTGCTGCTGCTTCAGGATTATCCTCGACGGATTCCTCAACAACTGCGTCTTCTTCTTCAGGCACAAAGCCCTCCTAGGAGTCCAAAAGGTTGCTCACAAAGGACTTGAGGGGTGTCCCATTTACGATGCAGGAAGCGCCATTCCCATCTGATTTTGTAACTGCGCCACCAACTCAGGAGGTACGCCACCAGTCGGAGCGAACGCTTCACCTGGGGCTTCAGGTATAGGTGCCGGTGGAACACCAGCAGCATCAGGGCCTTCAACCATCGGCTGCTGCTGCATAATGAAACGCTCAGGATCAGAGATACCGAACCCAGATTGGAGTACATGTTTAGCAATTTCACCCGCATCGATCACAGTGCCCACCAATGGGGCAACCGCATTCAAAAGCGAAACCGCTTGCTGTTTACGAATTGTGTCGTTCATCGGCTGAGTCGAACCAGCCTCAACACTAAAATCGAACTCGCCAACAATCTCCTCACGACTATAAGCAATCCACGCATCCTGCCCATCAGGACCAACAATGCGAGCAAAATCTTCACCAGTCATGTATTGCTGCAGTAGCTGGATGACTCGGCGAGCGATACTCCCAATAGAAAGTTCTATCGTTGCCAGTTTGTCCGCTGCCCGAGCATTCTGGGCGTCAGCAATAATGGACGCTTCGGTCGCTGTACGCCGAGTCTCTGGTAGAGCCCCTCGCGCATATTCACTGATGCCTGAAACAGTGTTGATATCGTTCTCAATAATGGCTGAATAGTTATAGATCTCAGGTGGTACAGGCGTCTGCGGCATCGGTACCACAACCTCAGACAAAGGCCGGTTCTCATCAACGACAGGAACCAGACGGCCATCGTCATCAGACTCCAAAGCCTCGCGGCCAGCCCCATCAAACGAACGCTCATGGTACAGATACTTCCTTTGTCCACGCTTACGGTCATTCATCAACTGCGAGCGAGTCTTATCCAACTCGAGTTGCAAACTCTCAATACTTTCCAGATCACCCATCGGGTAGAAAGAATCAGGAACATCATAATTTCGAAGCATCACAAACGGCTGACCGTAGGCGTACGGCATGGGTGTAGGTTCCACAAGTTCCCCCACACCATTCTCAGCGAACACACATAACGTGTTATCAGTGATGTTGTAAAACTCCCAGACGGTTACAAGATCTTCCTGCTGCGTGTACTCGTCCGTTTCAAGACGCTGCGGAGGACCATCCCCATACATAACGAGACTGCCACCATCAGGAGTAACCGACTTCCGCGCCGACGCCCTGTAACGCTTATCATTCTGCACCTCATCTAAGGTTCGAAGAACTCTTTGGCAGATCCACTGAGCGTCTTCCATGCAAGTCGCTTCAGGGTCAACAAATACATCGAACGGGGAGACACGTTCAACAAACGGCTGATCCTCGACTACAACCATCTCCGTATTCGGGAGATTAGCAATCACATCCTCATCCGAGGGAAGATCGCCAGCCATCTCAGGGTTCTCAACGGCGTACGCATCAAGTTCAGCGAACGCCCGATCAGCTGCCCCAACACGGGCAGACTCAGATACCGATGTTTCCTGTTCTTGGAAACGCCACCCAACCTTTATCCAGCCATGCCCAAAGATCAGAAAATCCTTGACAGAACGCCTAAACGAATCCTGAAAATCGTGATGCTTCCACAAGTAGTTGACAATCGACTCAACGGTACCGGCCGCTGCCACATCCTCAGCACGATTCGCTGACACCACCACCTTCGGATGGTTCACCGAAACAGCAGGCCCCAGCACGTTGATAGTCGAAAAACTTAGATTGACCGCTATCAGATCTTGCTGATTAGACGTAGTCGCAGGCCAGTGCTTCCCCCGATACAGGTCGATCATGCGACGCCACAGATCGTCATACCCCTGGTCGGAACGCCACCGCCGCGCTCGAGTTAAACGCTCACGGTACTTCTCTAATTTCTTGCTCTTCGACATTCGAGCCATCAGAACACCGCCCGCTCAGAAACCTTCTCGACGTTACGACCCGACGACATCACCTCAGCATGAATCTTTCGTTCACGCTCCACCTTCGTCAAACCCTGCTCATCTGCAGGCAAAATCGACTGCAACCCCTGACCGGTAGAAACCGTCACCGACTTCAACCGCAGGCGCCGCTCGTAAAGTTCGCGAAGCTCCATCAAAGGAACCTGACCACGCCGTTTCAAAACGTAGTCAGTGAACTCCTCAAAGGTCGCCCCATCTGGCAGGACGGCCACGATCAGCCAGCGTTATGGCCGCGAAGATTCGGTTGCTTGCCCGCAGGCTCAACCTTGCCAGTCGTCCCGTGCTGATTCTTGGGAGTTTCGCGGACAGTAGTTTCACCATACCCACCAGTCTGATTCGCATATTTAGGCGAGTCAGTACGTTGCCTAGGACTTTGTCCACCCCCAGGCGACCAGATCGGATTAGCTGAAACGCTAGAACCACGTTCCAATTTATTGTTTTTCCCCTTAGCCCCATCAACTGTGGAACCAGGAGTATGAGCGATGTTTCTTCCCATCGATAACCTCAAAAAGTAGGCGTCAATAGCCCTTGCGGGGTGTCCCACGCAACGTATTTCCACCGATCCGAGTGCCTGTAGCCGCCGGCGCACCCGAAGCAAGACGGGCAAACCAGTTCACCGTCCAGTAATCATCTTCCTTCTCAACATATTCGGGCGCATGAGCGTACTTACGCATCTGATTCGCCAAAGCCAACGACATCACACGGTCATCGTAAGGAGAACCAGACATCGAACCCCTCTCGTTACGCACAAACGTCCGCAACTCGGCAATCGTATGTTTGTCGTACAAGCAAATCTCGTCATTCCGCAATGCAGAGCTCAATTCGTCAATCATCAACGGCTTAGAAGTACGAGTCGTCTTCCACCCATACTCCTGAGACACCCGATTCGACACCTGATTCAACGCTCGACGGCGAAACAACCTCGGATACCCCAAATGCCGTAACTCAGTGATCGTCGTCAACCCGTGGTTGTTGGACTCCACACAACAAAGTGCGTCCATGTAATGCAAACCAACGGCGTACACCTCTTCGGCCAACAAATCAGGCGCAATGTGTCCATGCCAAATAGCAGACTGCTCCCCAGTCCCAACATCCAACACCTGAATCGCCGAATAATCGCCGTGAGCTAAACCCTCAGCAGTATCAACCCCCATCACGTAGGCATGACCAAGCTGTGGTGGCTCAAAAATCGTCACACTCATACCCGAAACTCCACATGCTTACCGTTACGCCACATAAACCCCTGCTTGCCACGCTTCACACGCTTCGCCAGATCATCCAAAACGTCTAAATCGAAAACAGGGTTACCTGACTTAACAAACGCCTCCTCAGCGGTAGTCGGATACTCCTGAGCGAGTTGCCACGGCAACATCGAATCAACCTTCTCCGCATACCACGCCTCACCCCGATCCTCCACCGCAGACCACGGAAAAAACATTGGACTGAACTTGTTCGCCCCAGTCGTAGCACCAACCCACAACTCATGAAAAAAGTTTCCCGAACCATTCGCCGTACTCAAACCAATAATACGGCCCCCAACATCAGCAACAGGCTCAATACTGGCCCACGCCTCCTCCGCATTAGGAAGAAACCCCCACTCATCAACCACAATCAGAGTCGCAGATTCACCTCGAGCGGGATCAGACGCCGAAGGCATCGACGTAACCTGACTCCCATTCTCAAACTGCATTCTCTGCTGATGATCCACAAGCGACTTAGGGCCACGCGCCACCATCCACCTAGGCAAATGCTGAAAGCCATACTTCGTTTTACGCAACAACAAAACCGCTTCCCGCTCTGTACGACTCAAATCAATAATGTTCTGATCGTCATGAAAAAACGCCAACCAAAACTGGTGCGCCGCAACCAACGTCGTCCACCCAATCTGGCGAGCCTTAAGAGTCAACGAATAACGCGCAGAAGCCCACTCCCCCAAAGCATGCTCCTGCGAAGGACGCAAATCGAAAAGAATACGACCATGCGCTGGATGAGCGATAGACCAGTAGTTGCGTAAGAAGTAAGATTCATCACGTACACACTTACGCCACTCCACTTCCTTCCTCAAATCATCGAATCGAGACATGCTTACCAACCACTACTGGTACGTCCCAGAGGCATTAACCCAACAGCAATGCGACGACATCCAACACGCCGCAGCTGCAACCGAACAAATCGAGGGAATCCACTTCGGACATGACGAAAACCATCGCGACTCCCAAGTCTCCTGGCTCTACGACCCCCACATAACAGACCTAATCGCCGCACTGATACGTCAAGCCAACACAGAAGCAGGATGGCGATACGACCTACAGGCCACAGAAGCCGTCCAGTACACCCGATACCACCCGCAAGGAAGATACCGTTGGCACATCGACGGGAACCAAGACCACCACGCCGCCCGCAAATTCACAACCCAAACCGAGCACCCAAACCCACTGACCTTCACACCCTTCCCCAAACTCCAAGGGCTCGTCCGCAAACTCTCGGCAACAATCAACCTAACAAACCCCGAAGACTACGAAGGCGGCGAACTACAGATCCGCTGCTACGACCAACTCCACACCTTCAACAACGCCCCCAGAGGATCAATGACCGTATTCCCCAGTTTCATGGACCACCAAATAACACCCATCACCAAAGGCCAGCGACACAGCGCAGTGATGTGGTACAACGGGCCACCACTCCGCTAACAGCCCATATCACGTTTAAGACCCTCCCACACAGCCCACTGAGATTCAGTCCACGTATGATCAATAGCGCTATACAACTGGCTGCACTGCGCCCCAAAACCCGCACCACCAATCAACGCAGGCGGCTCCTCAGACTCACTCACCCCAAAGGGCCACCACATAAGTAATCCACCAATCGCTGCCGCCAACGCGACGCCAGCCGCAGCAATGGCCTTAACAATCTTTTTAATAGCCTCAGACCAAACATCGGCCTTCTCAGCCACATCCTCTATCGACAAAACTCCCCCTCACTGGCACGAGTCACACACCTCAGGTGACTCCACACCACACTCCAATGGCGTATCGTCCCGAAACGGATCAACACCA